GCAAAGGACGGGTCGCGCAACGCCTCTGTAACGGGTGCCCAATCCCAAATGGTATTGGCAGGCGTGTACGTTTCTTCGCGGGTGCCCACAACGCCATTAGGCTTAGTGAAGCCCTTCACATTGAACGCATTGTATGTTCCCATATAGGAATCTCCATAGTGTGGGGACTGCCACTTGACAGTCCCCACACGGGTTAATGGTTAGGCAATCACAGTAGCCGGGGTCAGGTCGCCATAGGCGCGGATAGCGCGACGAATAACAACTACCTGCGCCTCATCGCCCGCATTGGAGCAAGTCAGGCGCGGGGTGACGTAGCGAAGTTCTACGCCGTTGTCGCTGCCAATTTGCGCAATCTCCGCCGCGATGCATTCGATCTTCACAAGGTCGCCAACCGCATCGGCGGCAACCGTGCCAGAATCCTTCACAACGTAAGCGGTGCCCGCGCCTGCGGAATCCGCATAGGCCACAAGCTCCAGCTTGGTCACGCCAGAGCTAGACGCGCTAACGCTCGTGCGGCTCTGCACGAGGATGGCGTCATAGTCGCGCATGTCAAGGATGTACTTGGTCGTGCCACCGTCAGGGGACAGCACAACCGCACCGGTTGCGCCGGGATCGTGGTCGTACTGACCAACCAGAAACTTGGATCCGATTACCTGAGAATCGAGAGTGCTACCAGCCATTTGGATATTCTCCTAGTTGTGATTCAGATTAGGCGCGTTCAGCCAAAGCAACGAACGGGCTAAGGGTGTCGCCATTCTTCGGGGTAAGCGCAGAACGCCACCACGAGCGGCCATCATTGCGGGCGGTCACGCGGAACGCACGCTCATTGTTCAGGAAGCGAACATGAATGCTTTCGGCAAACGTGGTGCCGCCGAGGTTGCCTTCCAGATACTGCGACCAATCAATGAACAGCAGGTCGCCAGCATCGCCAAGGGCCGGTACAGCCTCGTGGAAGTAGATCGGACGGCCAAGCAGAAGCGAGGGAGCACCTTCACGGGCGGACGGCTGCCAGGCGGGGACGCCAGCGGTACCAACGGTCTGGTTCAGCTTCATAAGCGCGGGCGCAACGTTGTGGTTCGCAAGCCATATTGCACGGCCCTTGTTCCACTGACGCGCCCACATGTTGACCACGTTCTCATACACCACGGTATCGGCCTTCTGACCGGTTTCCTTGGCAACAGAGATAAGGGCTGGGGTCTGAAGCACGCCTTCAAACTGACCAACGCCGGTACCGTTAATGCGTTCGTCGATGATCTTGCTGGTAACTTCCTGTCCGAAAGACTGCGCAAACAAGGCCGCGAAGCTAATCGGGGAATCGGACAGCAGCTCTTCCGTGGCATACGTCACGCCCATAAGGCCATTGACGGAAAGCGTTACACGCTCCATCTTGATGCGGCTGGAGGCCGAATCTTCCGTCTCGCTCGTGCGGTAAACGCGAAGGCCACCGGTCACGCTCGTGCTGTGGTCCTTATCAACGCGGGCCGCAAGGTGAACAGTCGGGGTGCTCATCGGCACATTGGTAACCAGCGGGGTGATCGGGTCAAGCTCAGGGTCAACCATGAGCGGGCCAACCTGAAAGCCTTCAGGAATGGTGAATCCGCCGTACTGGTCGTTGGAGCCGGAATGCTCATCGCTGCCAGCGGTCTGAAGGTAGTTCAAGCCTTCCGCCTTAACGCCAGTCATACCGGCAACCATGACAGCCTTCAGGAATTCCGTCTCATTGCGGAAACCCTTCTTAGGGTCATCAGCAACCAGATCGCGCACGTTGGAAACCTGCACGGGGGCCGCGCTGGGCTGCGGAGTGGCAACGGCAGAAAGGCCATTGATGCGGCTCTGACGGGCATCACGGCGCGTGCGGCTCTGAATCATGGCGTTGATGTCATCGCCCTGCTTTACAAGAGCTTCCGCTTCCGCGTCTTCTTCTTCCGTCAAGGTCTGCTTAGCTTCAAGTGCCTTCAGCTTGTCGAGCGTTTCCGTCTTCAGCTTGCCAAGATCCTGCAAGCTCATGTTCAAAAGGTCGGGCATGTGTTGTGTTCCTTATTGCCGTGCAAAACAAAAAGCGCGCAAAGATTCAGGTTATATGCCAAGATGCATATACCTAAACCCCTGCGCGCTAAGTTCGCTTAACGGCGGTGGTCCGTTGATTTACTTGTGTTTTCTTCTATTCCGTCTAGACTAGATTAGCTCGGCAGTCGCGCCGGTTGTTTCATGTCTAGGAAGAATCTACATCGTTTCACTTTCGATGTCAAGAGAATTATTCTATCCGCAGTCTTTCTATCTGGCGTGCCAGTTTAGAACGCGCACCATTGCCACGAATTCTAGACGCCAGCTTATCAAGCGCAACGTCATAGGTTTCCACGGCGTCAATCAATCCTTTGGCTTTGGCGTCCTTTGCGAAGTAGGTGCCGCCGTCTGCCACGAGCGCGTTTACTTGCGCTGCGCTTAGATTGCGTCCACGCTGCAAAGCCGCACTAAAGAACGTCTGCGCCTGATTGACCAATTCCTGCATGCGCCCGATCTGCTTGTCGGTAATCGGCACACCATCCGCGCCCGCGCCTTTCATCTCGCCTGTGGAGACAAGATGCACCTTAACGCCCGCCATCTCCGCCGCGCCGGACGAATCATAGATGACAACGTAGGTGCCGATGCTGCCAGCACTGCCAGATGGATTCATGGTAAGACGCGGTGCCTGTGACGCCACATACATACCGGCAGACGCCACCAAATCGTCAGCATGCGCGGCCAACGGTTTAATCGCCGCCGCCCGCGCCACATCCGAGGCAAAGTCATCTGTACCAGCGAACGACCCTCCGGGCGTATCCATGTGCAGCATGATGGCTTTTACGCTAGGGTCATTGACTGCCATCTGCAATGCTGACCTCGCCTGAGTGATTGATGTGCCAAACTTGTTAGAACCTTTCGTCATGACGCCCATCACGGGAATGATCGCAATCCCGCTGGCAGTCAAGCCGTAAAGCTCACGGCGTTCTACAATCGGTTCCGCCGCCAACAGTTCAGCGTATGCCGCCTTTGGGTCGAAGGTCTGCAAGAAGGTTTGCGGGTTGCCTTCCAGCTTTGACTTGACCGACAAAGCGAATTGTTCCTCAAGCATATACGTGCCCATGTGGTGGGCAAAGCACTGCGGGGTATGTGTCATATTTGGTCCTCCGTCAACATTGCAACCAGTTTGTTGCATAAGTCCTGATAATCAACCGGAGCGGGTGCAGACTCCGCAACCGCCGTTTTCAATGCATCGCCATCGCCACCAAACGCAACAAAGGTATCGTGCAGGTTGACGATCACCTCTGCGCGAAGTTCCGTATAAAACGACACGAGGGCCGCATCTAGCGATTCCGTATCGTCAAGATGTTTCTTCTCAAGGCGCGGTATTGCTTTCTCTGCCTTACGCTCTGCCCGTTCGATAGACGGCCAAACGATAGACCACGCCTGATCGCGGGTTATCTTTAGTGCGCGTTGCTCTGCGCCTGATTCTTCGATGGTATCTTCGATGTCATCTTCTGGGCTATCTTCTGCTTCCATCGTCTGTGCTGGCCTTGTTTGGTTAGCTTTGATTTCCGCAGGGGAAAGCATGTTTTCTTTCAGGCGCGTGAAGTTGGCAGGGATAAACCGTTGGTCGCCTTCCGGTCCCATCGTGTTCGCGCCAATGTATGAAAGGGCATCATTACCAGAGTACGCGCCGATCTGCCACATCTTTACAATGTGTTCCGTCTGACTCTGGATGTCGCCACGCAAGAGGCTATTCATGTTGTGATAAAGGCGCATGTTGCGCTCATCGCGCCGGAATAGCTTGCGCTGCGCCTCTTCTTCCCAACCCTTGATAAGCCCTTGCAGGCAGTCGGTTACATAGTTGCGGTTCTCATTCTCAAGCGTGTTGTAGTTTGCTCGCATGAGGTGCTGTATCTTGGACGGCGGGATGCGCAACCACCGGCAAACCTCTTCAATCTGAAGTTGGCGAGTCTGTAGGAATTGCATATCGTCCGGCGATATGGAAAGTTGCTGATACTCCATACCATCTTCAAGCAGCAACCAACCGCCCGCTTTCTTCGCGCCACGGTATGCCGCGTCGAACGATTCCTTAAACTTCTTCCGGGCCGGGTCGCCCATCTTGTTGGGGTGCCGCAGGATGGAAGTTACCGCGCCACGATTCTTGAAAGACGATGCGCCAAACTGTTCCGCCGCTAATGTAAGGGATAGTGATTCTGCCGCGTAGCGAATCACGCTGTAGCCCTTGAGCGGGTCAGAGCCAAGGCCGCGCAAGTGGAACATGTTGTCTTGGTCGATGTACTCAACCTGCTGATTGGTCAATTGACCAGCAACGAATTGGTATTGCTTCAGCCACTTGTATTTCAGCCGCCCGCTAACCGTGTCCCATTCTGGAATGATGGTGCCAGGGTGGCGCGGGTGCAACGCTACAGGCTCAAGGGTTGTAGGGTCGCGCTGAATCTCCGCGTAGGCATTACCCCAACCCAATCGCCAATGTTGAAGCTGCGAGCGGAATTCCATCGGATTCTGATAACTATTCGGCGCGAAGTAAAACAACTCTGTGACGCGGTGTTCGTCGCGGCGGGCTTTGTTGTTTTCGTCGATGTACTCCACCGCATAGGCGGGCATCTTGCCGATATCTTCTGAAAGGTTGCGGAGCGCAGCGTACCACGCGGAAGATGTTAGCACCGTATCATCTGTGACAAGTGCGCCCGCGTTGGTGTTTGGAATTACGGTCCCGCCCGTGGTCCAGTAGCGATCATCATACAATGGCGATGATTGATTGAAAATGTTACTGAATAGACCGGGCATGTCGCGCCTCCATAGCCAAATCAAGCCAAAGCAGGAAGGCGGGCACTATCAACCCTAGCGGGTGATACACTTGCCAAAATCCTACGGCAAGCGTACCATAACACAACACATTCAAAATTACTAACAGAAATATTCCCGTGGAAAACTTATCCAGAATCGCCCGCATATTAATATCCTCCGCTTAAGACTTCGTACTCTTCGTATGCACTTCTAGATTCTTCAGCGTATCGCATGCACATACCAACCGCCATGATAGCCGCTGCCACGCCGTCTATCCGTTTCTCTGCGGCCTTCTTGTCCAGCGAGAATGATTCATTCGGCGCGTGCTTTATCATCGCATTGGCAAAGTTCCAACGCGCTATCGGATGCCCGTTATGCCGGAACGTGCCCTCGATTATCCGCCGTTCCATCTCTTTGCCGGGTTCCGTTATGGACTGTGGCCCTTGTGCAAAGCGTTCAACTTCGATGCCACGATTGATTAGATACTGCATGGATGCCGCGTTATTCCACGGGTCCGCACCTACGCGCTTCACGTTATACCGCTCGCATAGCTTGTAGATTTGGTCGTTAACGTATGCAATGTCTATTACTTCGCCGGGGATAAGTTCGATGAATCCTTGGCTTTGCCAATGGCGATATGGAACGTTATCCTTTTTTTCTTTCTCCACAATCTTGTGGTCAGGTATCCAGTACCACCACCGTTGATCATAACCGCCATCTGGATGCGCCCATGATATGCAGAACGATGTCAAGTCGTTAACGCATGACAAGTCGAAGCCGCCGTATCCTTCGCAATCAATTAGTTCCTCATCGCTGCGCCCGGCTTGGCATGCATCGTATT